GAGACTGTAACCATGAAAGGCGGTGGCGTCGGTAATGTTGTGGTGAATGTCGATGCCAATGGCAGCAACGTTGAAGGCAACGGTCAGCAGGCCAATGCACTTGGCAAGGCAATCGGCATCGCCGTTCAGCAAGAGCTGATCAAGCAGAAACGTCCTGGAGGCTTGCTCTCGTAATGGCCACTTTCAACGACGCAACTGTTGGCACCAGCACGGGCGGCACCACGCCTGATTTCGGTGCGTCACGCAAAAGCCAACCTGTTGTTCGTAAGGTGCAGTTTGGCGATGGTTACGAGCAACGTCTGACCTATGGGTTGAATCAAAACCCACGCATTTGGGATCTGACTTGGACAGCCAAGGACAGCACAGATGCTGATGCCATTGAGGCGTTCTTTGATGCACGCGCTGCTGACAATGCCAGCTTTGATTGGACGCCATTGGATGAAGCAACGGCCTACAAGTGGGTTGTGGAAAGTTGGTCGCGTGACCTGCGTTACGCCAACGTAAATACGATTACAGCCACCTTCCGTCAAGTATTTGAACCCTGATGGCGTACTCGGCTTGGGCTAGTTCAACCGCATACGTTGTCGGCGATATTGTCCGAGCCAGCAGCCTGCAGGCATCCGGCCTCGTCTTCCAGTGCGCCACAGCTGGCACTAGCTCCAGCACCCAACCCGCGTGGCCAACCGATATTGGCAGCACCATCACGGATGGCACGGTCGTTTGGACGGCGATTAGCAGCGTCTACGAGGAGCTGGCCGCACTGGCACCGAGCGCCATCATCGAACTGTTTGAGATGACGCTGGACACAACCTTGCACGGCAGCAGCGACACTTATCGCTGGCACAATGGCTGCAACGCCAACGTCAGCGGCAACATCACATGGAACGGCAACGCCTACACTCGCTTGCCCGTCAAGGCCGAAGGTTTTGAATACAGCAACACCGGCACATTGCCACGCCCCACGCTGACCATCAGCAACTTGGACGGCACCATGACCACGCTGTTGTTGCTGGTCAACGCCACCACACCCGGTAACGACCTCGGTGGCGCCACGGTCAAGCGTATCCGCACCCTGAAGAAATACCTTGACGGCGAGACTGCAGCAGATCCCCACGCCAAATTCCCCGACGAGATTTGGTACGTAGACCGGAAGGCAAGCGAAAACCGCGATTCGGTGAGCTTTGAGCTGGCGAGCAAATTTGACCTCGCTGGCGTGATGATTCCCAAGCGCCAAATCATCGCCAACATCTGCCAATGGAAATACCGCAGCACCGAATGCGGCTACACCGGCAGCAACTACTGGGACATCAACGACAACAGCGTTGGCACGTTGGCAGCCGACAAATGCGGCAAACGCCTCAGCTCCTGCAAACTGCGTTTTGGTGCTACGGCTGAATTACCTTTTGGTTCATTCCCCGGTGCTGGTCTGACCGAATGACGCTATCGCCAGCGATTAAAACCGCCGCACTGGAACACGCCAAGGCGGAATTTCCACGCGAATCCTGCGGTCTGGTGGCGGTGGTCAAGGGTCGTAAACGGTATTTTCCATGCCGGAATATGGCAGAAACCCCAGACGAACATTTTGTGCTGGACCCCGCCGATTACGTTGCCGCTGAAGACCAAGGGGAAATTGTGGCGGTGGTGCATAGCCACCCGAAGACCAACCCAGCACCATCTCAGGCCGACCGCGTTGCGTGTGAAAAATCCGGCTTGCCGTGGCACATCGTCAATCCCCAAACCGAGCAATGGGGTTATTGCGAGCCAGAAGGCTTTGAATTGCCTTATGTGGGGCGGGAGTTTGTTTTTGGAATCATCGACTGCTACAGCTTGTGCCGCGACTGGTACAACCGCGAATTTGGGCTGAACCTGCGGGACTACGACCGCCGCGATCAGTTCTGGCTACGCGGTGAGAATTTATACCTAGATAACTTCGCCAACGAAGGCTTCTACCCCGTCCCACTGGAGGAACTGCAGTACGGCGACGCGATCCTGATGCAGCTCCAGTCACCTCTACCCAACCACGCCGCCGTCTACCTGGGCGATCAACTGATCCTGCACCACATCCAAGGCCGCCTCAGTAGCCGCGACATTTATGGCGGCTATTATCTGAAAAGCACCGCCCGAGTCCTGCGGCATGAAAGTCGTTAAGGTCTACGGCGCACTCCGCAAAAAGCTGGGTCAGTGCCGTTTCCAGTTTGACGTGGACACCCCAGCCCAGGCTCTCAAGGCTCTGTGCGTCAACTTCCCCGGCCTAGATAAGTGGTTAATTGATAGCGAACAAGATGGCGTTAGCTACCGCATAGCTGTTGGAAAAGAAAAACTAAACGAACAAAATGCACTGTTGCTTGCTGCACCATTTAGCGAGCAAGAAGTTTTTAGCATCACGCCAATACTTGCTGGTGCTGGCGGCAATCCGGCTGCAAGCATCGGCATTGGTGTTGGTTTGATTTTCGCTTCATTTTTACTGCCTGGCGCTGGTTTGTTTGGCGCAACAAGTTTGTTTGGTGCCACGGCAGCAACTGCTGGTACGGCCGGCGCTCTGACTACTTTGGGCGTTGCACTTAGCGGTCTTGGTGCCTCATTGGTATTGGGTGGCATTGCTCAGGCAATTTCACCGGCGCCCGTTATGTCAAGCGCCACAAATAACCCAATGGAACGCGGACGAGACGCGGCAAAGTTTGAATCTTTTACGTTTTCCGGCATCGTCAACACCGCCAAGCAAGGTTTGCCCGTTCCGATTGCTTACGGGCGGTTATTTGTAGGTTCTGCCGTTCTTTCCAGCGGCCTTGACGTGGATCAAATCCTATGACACGCATTGTTGGTGCTGGCGGCGGCGGTGGCGGTGGTGGCTGCTTTTTAGGTCATACACCTGTTGCCACACCTGCAGGCAATCGCCGCATTGATGAATTGCAGCCAGGCGATCTTGTCTGGAGCTTTGATGACGTCGGCAAAATCCACGAAGCCAAAGTCCTCAAGGTCCATGAACACGAAGGCGAGCGCGTCATCCGTTATCGGCTTTGGGGCGGACAGCATCTTGATGCCACCCCTAACCACTGGGTTCTAAACCAGTTCAACGCCTTCGTTGAAATCGACACGCTCGGTTCTGACGACTGCCTCGTTGACCACAACGGCCACCTCCGCCCCATCGTTGGCAAAACCGAATTCTGCACTGGCACGGTCTACAACCTGACTGTTGAAGGCCATCACACCTTCATCGCTGGCGGAATTCGCGTACACAACGCCGGTTTAGGTCTTGGCATCGCCGGTTCTGGCGGTGGCGGTGGTGGCGGCGGTGGAAGCAAAGGTGGCGGTGGTGGCGGCGGTGGAAGTCGCACCCCGACAGAAGCCGACGATTCGCTCCAGTCCGTCCAGTTTGGCAGCGTGCTGGATCTGCTGTCCGAAGGCGAAATTCAAGGCATTGAAAACGGCAACAAAGGCGTCTATCTGGCTGGTACTCAACTTGAAGACGATGCCGGCAACAACAACTTCTCGGGCTTCACGATTGAAACCCGTAACGGTACACAAGCCCAGAGCTACATCAGCCAGCAGATTGGCACCGAGAGTGAAAAAGGCGTAAACGTCGAAGTCTTCAAAGACACGCCCGTTGTCCGCACCATCACCGATTCCGACGTGGATCGTGTGCGTGTCACGCTGCAAATCCCCGCCCTACAAATCTTCCAAGACAACGGCGACATCATCGGCCACAGCGTTCAGATTGAAATCCAAGTCCAGTACAACTCCGGTGGATACACAACAGTTGTAACTGACACTATCAGCGGTAAAACCAGCAATCCTTACCAGCGGGATTACATGCTGTCTCTGTCTGGAGCATTTCCTGTTGACATCAAAGTTGTTCGCGTTAGCGATGACGAAACAACCGCCCGCCGCCAAAACCTCACCTACTGGTTCAGTTACACCGAAATTATTGACGAAAAGCTGCGTTATCCAAACAGCGCACTTGCCTACCTTCGTTTTGATTCGCGCCAGTTTGATTCAATCCCAACCCGGAAGTATCTAATTCGCGGTATCAAAATTTCTTTGCCGTCAAACGCAACCGTAGATACAACTACGTATCCGGGGCGCGTAACTTACGCCGGCGTCTGGGATGGTACTTTTGGCGCCGCTACGTGGTGCAACGATCCCGCCTGGTGCCTATATGACCTGTTGACCAACACCCGCTACGGCGCCAGCATCCCAGCCAGCAGTCTGGATAAATATGACTTTTACGCCATCAGCCAATACTGCAACACGCTGGTTAGCAACGGACGCGGCGGACTGGAGCCTCGTTTTTCTTGCAACCTGCTAATCAATAGCCGCGACGAGGTTTATAACGTCATCCAAGAAATGACCAGCCTGTTCCGTGGCATCGCTTATTACGGTGCTGGTTCACTGGTTCTATTGCAAGACAAACCCGGCGATCCGCAGTATTTGCTGGGACCTAGCAATGTTGTTGATGGAGTATTTATTTACAGCGGCACATCACAAAAAGCACGCCACACTACCGCAACAGTTGCTTGGCAGTCCTATGACACTCTCGGCGAAGTTGAGTACGAATACGTTGAAGATGCGAGCGCAGTAGCCAAATACGGCATCATCAACAAAGACATCAAAGCGCTGGGTTGCTACAGCCAAGGTCAAGCGCATCGGGCTGGTAAATGGGCGCTACTGAGCGAACAAAACCTGACCGAAACTGTCACCTTCTCGGTCTCAATCGACAGCGGCATCATCTTGCGCCCCGGCATGGTGATCGACATTGCCGATCCACTCAGGGCTGGAACACGCCGCAGTGGCCGCGTCAGCTCTGCCACCACAACCGCCATCACCGTTGATAGCAGCACCAACCTAACCGTCAACCTGTCGAATAGCCCGACCATTTCAGTGCTGATGCCAACTGGCTTGGTGGAAACCAAAACCATCAGCAGCATTTCTGGTACAACGATCAACGTCAGCAGCGCATTTAGCGAGGCACCCAACGCCAACGCCATTTGGCTGATTCAAACCAGCGACATCGAAGCTCAGCAATATCGCGTTCTGAGTGTTGCCGAAGGCGAAGATGGTGTAATCGGTGCAACCGCACTGGAATACAACAGCTCCATTTACGACGCCATCGAATCGGATGTGACGCTGACCGAGCGCAACATCACAAACCTATCCGCCAAACCTGATGCTCCAACCAATATTGATGGCACCGAATACCTATACCAAGACGGCCAAAGCGTCTTCTCTGGTTTCGACCTGAGCTGGACCAGCCCTAAGCAACGTGTCAACGAATTCCGCGTTAAATACCGGATCGACAACGACAACTGGAGCCAAGCAAACACCACCTCACCATCGCTGCAAATCCGCAGCACACGCAAAGGCACGCTTTATATCCAGATCACTGCAATCAACTATCTCAACAAAACCAGCGATATTTCCACGGCTCAGTTTGATCTGATCGGCAAGACCGCCGTTCCAGGCGACGTTCTAAACCTCACCTTTGAGGCAATTAACAACAACTCTGGCCGCCTTCGCTGGACCGAAACCGTTGACCTTGACGTAAAAGTCGGCGGCAAAATTCACATCCGCCACAGCAGTCTGACCGATGGAACGGCAACTTGGAGCAACAGCGTTGACCTGATCCCCGCCAAGTCCGGCAGCTCAACGGAAGCCATTATTCCACTCGTGGAAGGCGAAGTGCTGGTGAAATTTGAAGATGACGGTGGACGGCAATCAGCCAACGAAACCAGCGTAATCATCGACCTGCCCGACACTATCGCGCCGTTAACAATCCAAACCCGCCGCGAAGACCAAGACGTTCCATCCTTCCAAGGCACCAAGTCGGACACCTTCTACAGCGAAGAGTTTGACGCGCTCACGCTGGATGGCACGACCTTAATTGATTCGGTTGTTGATTTTGACCTGATTCCAACGCTGGATGTACTTGGACCTGTGGCCAGTTCTGGCACTTATACCTTCGCCAGCACACTTGACCTCGGCAACACTTTCTCTGTCGATCTGCGCCGGTATTTCGTCACCCGTGGTTATTACCCATCCGACCTGATCGACTCCCGCGCCAACACCGTGGATGACTGGTCCGACTGGGACGGTGCAGTTACGGATAAGGTGAACGCCAAGTTGATGTTGCGCTCCACGACTGACAACCCCAGCGGCACACCAACTTGGACCGCATGGCAGGAATTCGTGAATGGCGCCTTCCGTGGTCGCGGCTTCCAGTTCCGTGCCGATCTCAGCAGCAGCGCCATCT